CAGACTGCTTTTAGCTACAACTTATCCTTTCGGGATATTAATGCATCGGCTTACTACCTAAGGTAGGGCATACAAGAGCTGTATACTGTAGGTAATGATTTACAACCACTAGCGCAATGGAAAGCGGTGTAACACACTTCTTACCACTTAGGGTACTGGCGTTGGTAAAAGTACCGACCAGTTACTTCGAGGTTGGAGATGAAAGATTTCTCTAACTCCGCGAAGAATTTGGCCTGTAATTTAACCTGATTCCGGTCTCGCCAATCAATGGAATTTCCATTAATTGAAGGTTCCCAAGCGATTAGTTTGTCAATCTCACCATAAACATGGCCACCATGTGGCGTGTTTATAGGAAATAGACTCTTCAATTCCTCTACCCTCATAAGTTGCCGTTCATAATCATTCGGAAATGATAATGCGTAGCACCAGTATGCTGGCGAGAAATATCTGACTAAACGCTCGAGCAAGCGTAGACTAGGATCTTTAGATAGGGTCTTAGAACGATGGAACCACGTTCTGTCAAACTCTAACTCCTTATCTTCAATGATCGACAAAGCATTTGAATTTCTCTCACGTATAATCGCGATAAGCGATTGATACAGTGATAGATCTCTATGAGCCTGAGTTATCCCTCTTTCAAAAGCGTACCAAGCTGACGGAGTTTTCTCCGCCCCCTTGGCGAAAAGATGTGGATTCTCTGGAATTCCAATTGCCGTCCAAAGTGCAACTGATAGGTCTTGCCATCTAAAATATTTAGTTGGTAGACTATCAATCACAGCTCTAAGGGAAATAGAACTGTCAAAGAAGCCTTTTCTTTTAGCTTCAGAAACCAATGTTCCAAGGAAGAATGGTTCTCGTAAACAAACCAAGATATTACCTGGCCCTAAAGGGGTCAAGTCGTAGTCTTGTGTTACCCATCTTTTTGCAAATTCACACATATCTTTCGATACGAGTGATTTCGACATATTAATGTTAACACCCAGTGCGGACATAATTGTCCGGTACTGTTGAGCTACTAAATCGTGATTTATCACAATATCATCTCCAAGGATAACATAATTAGGAATAACCCGGAGCCCAGCTTGTTGGGCCGCTACACGAACTATGACGTGATGAGTCAATGCTAACATTGCCCACGATGAATAGGCACCCATAGGTTGCCCTACAGAGTATTTAACACTTTCACCTTTATACATCCATCCAAAATCCAGTAGATCTCTCCACAGTCGGGCAGGGTAGCCCAAATGCGAGAGGATATCAACCTGAAGTTGAATAGGAAGTCTATCGGTTGCAGCTGATAAATCAAAACTATACATGCTATGTGCTGGATCACGGCGAGCCATAAAACCTGCAAGAGCACCATCTTGGTCAAACGTACCATCGTATTCTAACGATCGTAAGTAATCAAAGATAGTGTTATGCAAAGGTAATAAAGCAAGCTGTATCCACCAATTAGTGATAGCTACAATACGGGCCTTACCGGCCTGATCATAAACTACTGATAGTTTCCCCATTTTAAGTGGGAATCTCCAAAGCCAATAAATTGGCATCAGAGGTAACATGATAACAATTAACAAATCAAGCCAAATCGCCCAGCGTAAAGATTTATATCTAAATGCGAGTAGATGAAAGCTGATAAGTTGTTTAGGGTATGCTAGAAAAGACAACGCATCTAAATGCGAAGTCCATGTGGCTTTTGATCCATTTGGTCCTGCAGACTCCGATATGAAGCCCTTGAATACTCCCGGTTTTAACCTTATCCGCATGGCGTTCAATACCGTGTGCAGCGTCGACTTATCAATAGTCTGACTTAATCCTGAAAATGGAGCCGTAATGGTTTCCAGATTCGGACTCACTTTGGTAGGGAACACCCTGAAGACTGAGAGACAGGTAATGGTTGCCTTTGTAACCTTTAACCAATCTACATGTTCTTGATTTCTAATAATAGATCTCAGAGGACCAGGTATAATGGTTGGCATTCCGTAATGATCACGACGTACACGAGGTTCACTCATCGTAAATAACGGTGTGTGATTAATCGCTTGTATCGTTAGCTGTACACATAACTTCAAATAGCTGAAAGTAAAATTCCAGCCATGATGTTTGTGCATATGCACGATCCGGGAACGAAGTATAAGGAAATGTGGTAAATATTCACTACATTGTGCAATCCAGACTGCTATAAACATATAGAGTTTAATCTCTTTGAGACTAATCCATTTGCTTACAGCTTTAGGACCTGTAGAAAATAAATTTCGTAATAATTTTGTTGCGATATTTGTTTTTACAAAGGTTCTCTCTGGTACTTAGATAAGACAAAGTCACCACTGGTTTGGGCTAGCAAGCCCTCCAATGGGGGAATCCAGGTGAAATTCCGTTATTGTGTTTCCTTTCGAGAGGTGAAGAATACTTCACAATAGCTCAATCATTCATATGCAGAACCTCTTACGAGATACAAGTGAATGGTACTAAGATG